TTGCCGCAGTCGATGATCCCGGCGAAGAGTTGTTAAGGCCGCAGAACTCGCCGCTGTTTGGAATTGTGTTTAATGTGCAAACTCCAGCTTGATCAACCTTGAAGCCGATTGGTTTTTGAATGAATTGATACCGACCGTCTGCATAGCCTCGACTCATTCCGTGAGCATCCGCAGTTGGATCGGCAACGTGATACAGCTTTAGTGAGTCGTCCTGTATAGCGAGATACGAATAGTTTCCTGAGTCGTCAACTTTCCTTGCTCTTAACTTCCATGTTGGGGTCGGAAGAATTTGCTCTCCCGTGTTTCCGATCTTTGTTGCGTCCTGTGCATCCACGTACTCTTTGTCTACATCGCTTGAAGGTTGCGATTGAATTTCTTCTATTGTTGTGACACGATCAAGAAGTTGAGATTGAACGATCTCCCCCTGAGTCACCCGTGCCCCGAGAGGCGAGGACGGAACCCAAGTTTCAGATGCACGAACAAACAATTCGAGCCTTACCGTATCGAACCAATTTGTACCATTAGGTGCATTAGGCGGCTCAGAGGCCTTGACGATAGTGCCGGGAGGAAAGACGATGGCATCAATCTTGTCGTCTGTGTACTTCTTTGCGTCTGTAAGAGTCTTCGCATCACCATCAGTCACTTCTTTTTTCGTGGCGTGTGCAGACAAGTCAGTTGGTGGTATCGCGGCGATCTCGTCGTCGGTGTAATCCTTTGCGGCTGCTAGCGTGTCGGCATCATCTGCCTCGCTTTTGACTATCGTCTCATACGACGACAGGTCTTTGTCTTCTGGGATGTCTATGTTGTCGATTGCATCCAGTAGATACCAGTTGGCCTCTTGCTGATTCTTTATGTCTTGCCGAAGTATCTTTTTTACTTCGTTCGGGCGAGTGCCCATAGTCGCTATGTCAGCGGTTGTGAGTCCCGCAACTATTGCGTTCACTGCACCTATGAACGAAAAGACGCCAACAATGTCTCCAGCCTTTACTGCAACATCACTTGTAAGGGTTAGCTTTTGAAGTTCAAGCGTGTAATTGTCTGGAACAGGTGCAATGACTACACCGTTGATCGTCACGAAACTTGCTTCAAGCTGGACTGATCGACTTAAATCAAACTCTGTCTGGCCCTCAGTAGCCGTAAAGTCTTCATAGAAATACTCTATGTTATTTCCCGGCGGGCCTTGTATGCTGCCTATCGACTGCCATGATTCACCATCCCACACCCAAGCAAGGCCATCGCATCCATTGATCATGCAGTCTGATGTATCTGAACGATCATCGCAGGACACAACCCACATATCGCCCTGCTCAGGATTAGGTGCTTCCTCTGATGTTGGCGGGCCGCAGTCAGTAAGAACACCAACAATACGGAGGCCGTCTCCTTCTGGCCCCTGCGGGCCTCTCGGGCCTCTGCCTCCCTGCCAAGGGAGCCTTGACCAAGGTGTTGTGCCGTCGCCGATCTTGACACGCTGGGTTGGGTCAGTCGTGTCTTCTCCCGGCGTTCCTATTGAATAGCACCATTCACCACACGCAGGAATAGGGTCATTCTTTAGCCAATTCTCATTGGTGTCTTGGCGTACCCTGATCTGCTGATAGTTACGCTCTTGCGAATCAGTGGTGCGATGTCGGCTTGGCTGGGGCGGCTGTAATGTCATTTAATGTCTCCATACTATTTATTCCCAGACTTACGACCTTTGGCCCACCTTGGAGTATGTTTCTCTTTCACTCTGGCAGCAGCTTCTTTGCGTGACAGTTTGGGGTCTTTCTTTTGCTCTTTCTTTGCAAGATCATTTACTACGTCTTTGGCGAGTCCTTTACGCTTAACTTCTCGCTCTGGAGGCGTGTAATTAACGCTTCCAGTAACGTGCAAATCACGCTCTTTTGCCACTCGAACTACATCGCTGCTATCCTCAATCCACGCTTTTTTGTCGCACCAGCCAAGTTTGTTAGCGATGCCTGCATGGTAATAACGTCCGTTCGTGTTAATTCCAGCAGCTTTAGCTTCGGCAAGCATGTATTTGGCTTGACGCTCAGGCATATCGTTCAGCCACTCGCCGTTGTATCGGCCCTGCATGAAAGCCCTCTCAGTACCCTTCGTGCCGGGAGGCTGCTGCAAGCTGCACATAATGGCAAACTGCTCAGACTGACCATCAGCGATCATTTTCTTGTAATGCTCTTGCTGGTAATGAGGTGCATTTTCTATCTCATAAGGTAAATTCAAGGTATCAACTCCTCGGGTACATTGACCGGATTACCGCCTGAATCAGAACCCCCTCCGGGCTGAGGTGGAGATTCCTCGACAGGAGGCTCCTCGGGATTCTCCATACCCGGAGGGGGCTGTGGAGGCGGCGGTGGCGGTGGAAGCAAGAACTGCTTGGCATCAATGTCAAGCGACTCTGCCCACGCAGAGAGCAAAGCGTTCATTGGCCCAGTCATGCCCTGCATGGCAATAGGCTGCAATACAGGCCCAAGCGTTTGAAGTGCCATCTGCATTTGTTCAACGCGACCACTCTTGTTTGGCTTACGGGCACTCCCAGCTTCAATGCGATATTCGTATTCCCTCGCTATTTGATCTATTGACTGTTGCTGGACTTGCTGCCCCCAAACCATTGCACCCAATGGCCCAACTACAGGAGCAACATCGTCAGGCTGCAAGAGCCAGCGGGCTGCAAGAGCTTCTTTTCGAGACACTAACGATAAAGCATCTTCAAGAACATTTGCCATGTCATCAGGGCGAACGCTGATCTGCTCTGCTTTAACTTGTGCTTCTGCTGCCGACCTGAATTGATTTCTTGTTAAACCATACGTCAGCTCGGTCAAGCCAACTCGCTTGTCAAACATTTCACCAACAGCTTCTGCAACCTTGAAAATCTCTGGGTTTACTTCTGGCATTTGAAGCACTGAAATAATCTGATCCACAGACAAACCAAGAGTTTCAGATAACTCTACAAGAGAAAAACCTGATTGCTCGTGTGCCAGTATTTGGTCTTTAATGTCTTCTCCTGCTGACTTAGCTACACCAACCATCGTCTTGCAGCTCACCATCACTCTGGTAGCCAAGAACGATAAGGCCCAGTTGAGGAACCTCAGCTCCGGCAGCCCCGGCTTCATGTGAGCAATAGGCCAGCTATACCCCGGCTTGCGGTGGAACATCAATGGCGTAAAAGGCCAAGGATTAGAAGCATCAGCGTAAAAAGGAATAGGCCATCGAGACCTAGTAAATAAAGTATTAGGCAACCCCGTGCCGGGATCAGGCATTTCTTTAAGCAAATCCTTTGGACAGTTCAAAGGAAAGTCGACGCCTTCCGCTACGACTATGTACGTGTTTCGGCCTAAAGCATCAAATATATCTTTGTACTCTTTTGGGCTACCTTTCAAGTCATGACCAAAGCCAGTCTTTGAGTAGATTTTCCAGTACACAACAAGATCATTAGTCTTACCCTTACGACGCTTGGCCTCATAGTCTCTGTCTTCAGCTTCTGTGCGAGACACATAACTCTCTAAATGGCCTTTAAGATCATCCTCGGCTAGACCGTACTTTTCAGCTACATCCTTGACTGGATGAATACAACGTCTCGCTGCCCAAGTAATATCTTCTAGTTCGTCAGCATCGGGATCAATTAAGAGATTATCAACCGAGTCAAAGAAACTCCCAACCATCGAAACCGGCGGCCCGTCTTCACCGCCCGTTTCCACCACTTCTGTCCAAAGGCATCCCATTCCTTTAATGATTGATTCATCCACATACCTCCTACAGTGGTTCTTCAAATCAAGTTCGTTTGGCGTATAGTTAAGATAGCTCTCCATAATCTTGGAGAGAGTTGCCCTGTTCTGCTCTGCTACACCAACCATCATGCTAGTCTGAATGAACTGCTCCATGCGGGGGTCAGGTGGCCCCGGCATCCCTGTGGCTGGATCAACCTGCGGCTGTGGGTCAATACCCAAAGACTCTGGAGTTACAACAGGAAACTTCTTAGCTGTTACGGTTCGTGTTGGATTGCGATGATAGATCACAGACCCAAACAGCTTCACGGCTTCAAAGACCTTGTTGATGGTCATCCTGAAGCTAGGCGGTGCTACTTTTGAGTATTTTCCTAAGTCGCCGTCTTCTTTCCAGAACCAGTCATTAGCACCATCGAAGAACATCATGCACTCTTTTGCGTCAATCGAGAAAGGACGCTTGTGCTTGCGAGCCTGCGTTAGCTTAGTTAGCCAACTCTTGGCAACAGACCTAAGAGCCTCTTCTATATCTTTCTCGCGTATTGCCTCATCGGGTACAGGAGGAAGCTGAGAGCCTAAGTCCGAAGACTGCATTGGCAATTCTGGCTGCAAGTTTTCATCAACCATTATTCTTCCTCTTTAATTACCTCAACAGGCTCGAAGCAATCGGCAACACAAGTCCTCTGGCGTGTCAGCCCAGCTCTTGCAAGTAATTGAGGAATGCGATGAGCAGAATTTCTGCTGACGTAACGACGGCAGCAAACCCAGAGACCATTACGACCCTGAGCAATCCCAACGTCGTAAGTAATTAAGTTCGAGCTGCTGGCATAGCAGCAACAACGAAAAGCACCTTCAGGGGTACTCGCACAACCTAACCCCTCGTAAGATGGGTTGCCGCCTCTGTGACACAAGCCACCACGAGCAGAAGCCTCAGCAGCCTCTTGGCAAGTCTTGTGGGCAAAAGCTGTAGAAGTCAACGCTAGGAACAGTATTAAAGTACGCATGGAGTCTCCTTGCTTTATTTATTCCCAGATGATTTGGTTTTGTTACGTGCCTTCGCAAGTTTCCAATCCCGCACCATCTCATTAAGCTGCGGCATCAACTCGGTCATGGGGTGCAGATCAAAGCATCCCCATTTGGCCCACGAATTTGCAGTCTCACTTTCCTTCCAAAAAGGGTCTGACTTATGCCTAACGCTTTTCTTTTCGATGAACCCTGTGGACTGCCCAAAGACTAAGATGCTAAGTGCCGTTATTCCCGGCTTTTCAACCACAAAACCAAGTTGTGGATCGCGGGGATTAACAGGGTTAGCGTAATACAATACAAGATCACCAACCGCTAACTGCGGCATTTGCCACGACATAGTTGCCTCCTTATGTGTAAGTGGTATGCACTTACATTAAGGCTCCAGCGAAAGCGGGCAACTAAACATCGAATGTGTACGAATAGCTGTTCGGGGCGAGATTAACTATGCCCTCTGTCTTTGCACGATCTTTTGCACGCTTCTTTGACCATTCATACCACCACGGCATTTCTACAGCTTTTTTAGGCTTGTGGTACGTTGGCTCAAAAGCACACAAATAACGCAGAGTATCCATTAAGTGCTGTTCGCCACGCTTGCTAGGCTCGTCAGTAACAACAGTCTGACCAGCTACCTGCATAGTCTTTTTCTTGTACCGACGAATCTCACGCTCGAAATTAGGGCAGGCTCCACGCAGAACACGCAAACGGGATTTACCGCTGCCCTCAATGTGCATTGCCATGTGAACAGACTGAATGCCAGCCTGAATGTTGTCAGAGCCGGGAATGAAAGAACTACCCGTGACTTCAGACCGCACCCCTCGCTTGCTCATTTCCTCAGAGTATTGTTGCTGAGGTGTCTTGCCACTTCCGATGTCAGTTATTCTCCCACCGTGTGCGTCGATGAGAAAAGCATAGAAAGCCCTCCCTACCGTCTTCTTTGCAAACTGTTCAGCAAAGATGCTGGCATTTGACCCACGAATATAAAGCTCGTCGTAAATCAAAACCATTCTGTCATCAGGCGGAACAGCAGCAAACAACACAGCACATACAGAATGCCCCGGATCAATGACTGCATACCGGCACCAATCATTAGATACAGCAGGTCTCATTGGGTCAGGGTTATCATAGCCATGTACGCCCATGTGGAAATTAGGATAAACGAGCAAGCTATCAATGGTGAACTCGCCTTCAGCTCGCTTCCGAACTTCTTCCTCACCAAGAGCCGACCACCGAGCCATCATCTTTGATTTCTCTTCATCGTCGATAAACGGATTGTCGAGAAACCTATAAGTAAATTTCTTAATGAGGCTCGTGTCGCCTTCTTCCTCAGCCTTGTCAGCTCGCTCTACTAGACCAAGCAAAGCATCGTTCTTAGACCACGGCATAGCTGACCAGATGAATCGACCCTTACGGTCAGCAAGACGAGCCTGCATTTCACCAACGAATGACTCATTGTTGATGTCCTCATCAAATACCACGAGATCGAGTTGAAAACCCTGCGGAGGAGGGCCGTCACTAGAGAAGAACCAAATAGTAGTCCCATTTACCAGTTCGCAAGTCTGTATGTAGTTTGCACTCTTCAGTACCCAAGACTGACTCTTAATCATGCGTGGAGGGATCAACGGAGGTGCAGGCTTGCATTCCTCTTTTCGGTCTTTGTCCTTCACAGGATGATAGGCCCGCCACTCTTTTGTCTCTAAGTCCTTAATGATCTTGAACGCACCAGCTTTGAATAAATATGGGAATATGGTCATTCCTATGTGCCGCCAGCCAGCACCGATTACACCTATATTCATATTTTCTTTAGGATACTTGCCTTTAATCGGATGCGTACCCGTAGCTGCCCAAGCAAGTTCAACCATTACACCACAAGACTTGCCTGACCTATTACCGCCAATAACCAACTGCTCAGATGACATGCAGTCATGAAATGGCTTTTGGTAATCATTGGGGACATACAAACGCAGCGGCTCTACAGACCGGCGAGCGATCTCTTTCTGAATCTCCAGCATCTGATCCTGCTGATGCTGGCTAACGCCTGCAAGCAAGCTCATGCTAGTCGCCCTACATTCTCAACAGTTGATGTGTCGGCCTTCTCAATGCCTAGAACCCGCTGGCCTTTGTAACTAATAACAGATTCTTCAATACGCTTCTCAAGCTCTTGCTCAAGCTCCTCATCGCTCATAAGAGCAATCGGTGCCCTTGTTGCCCCAGATTCTGCAACCTTAGAGGTGAGTTTAGCGACCATCTCTAGTATCTGAGTGCGTATACGACCACCAGCAGGGGCAGCGTGATACTGGGAGATAAGTGCCGAAGCAAACCCGTGAGAACCGCCGAGAAGGTGCATAATGCTCTCAAGCATCTCAGAGGTATGAGGTATCTCTGAACCACCCCTGCCTGCTTTCTTTAAGAAGTCACCGCAAGCATTTGCCTCCAAACGCTCCAGCTTTTTCTTTTGCATCAAAGCCTTTGTGCAAGATTTACACACAGGACTAAAATCATTTGTACCCTTAATCTTAGGGAAGTGCTTGCCAGTCAGTTCTTTTGGAAGCTCACAAGCAGAGCAAGTACGCCAACCAATAGGAGCAACTGCTTCTACTTTGTCTTCATTCTCTTTCTGTATGATCTCATCCATAACAATCACCTATCTAGTTGAACTTGGCTTGATTCGCCTTCTGCCTTTTTTCTCAACTGATTCATAGCTGTCGGCTCCTGCGGAACCCCAGCCTGCTCTTTCATCCAATCTGTAATCCCACGTTCGTCAATAAAATCTCCCTGAATAGCCATTTCAGGCAAACGGGCAACCAGTTCTCTTATTAACGTACTCATTTCACTACATCCTCAAATATCGCTCGCCACTCGTCATCTGTGTCCAGTAACTCAATAAACTTTCCAAAGATTAAAAACGATCTATTGGCATACGGGTCTTCATTCAAGCCAGCCTTAATAGCAAACGCCGCAATCTCGTGGATCGCCTGTAGCTTTTCAACACTTCCTTTAGCTTGCTCCAAAGCATCAAGCATTGGCAGGATAGGTCGCCACTTTCGTGCCGTTGCAATGTCATCCCAAATTCCTCCGTAAGACTCTGGCTCGCTAAGGTCATTCACTTAACAAAGCCTCCGCGAACAATCGTGCCTGATCCTCATGTAGCCTTTGTGCGTATTGGTTTGCTTGCTCTACAGTTCCAAACTTCCCTAAATGCTGGCCCGTTTTCCCGTAGTGCTGCATTGCCTCTGCGTCTGACATGATGTAACCATCTGAATGCACGGTAGGGATAAGTGTTTCCATTCCATCATCATTGATTCCCATGCTACGAACAGTTGCATAACCTCCATCAACAGGCACTCTTGGTCTGCTATTAAGGTCAATGTTCCCCGGCACGGGATGTATTAGCTTCTTGTAGTCAGGGTTCACTGGGAGTCTCCACTGATGGCATGAACCGGCGAGTGCGTAGTTCGTTTAGCTTGCTGTCTATATCCCGAGAGATTGATTCCAGTTCTCTGAGGTGTGACTCAATGTCGGAAAGACTCTCAGCATTCTTCTCGCCTATGTGAGTATTCTTTTCCCCAATGAGAACAATGCCTGACTTCAACTCA